CTATTGCGGTTATCAAACATCTTAAAAGTAAAATCGCTTTATAACCATGTGTTTAGGTGGTTCTCCTCCTCCGGCTCCTCCGCCGCCCCCACCCCCGCCGCCGCAGCCTCAATCGTTCTCGATGCCTGAGCCTCCGGCGCCCGTACAACCCCCTCCGCCTCCTGTGTCCGCTGGACAAAAGATGGCTACCATCAGCAGCAAAACAGCTGCAACTAAAGCTGCTCCTCGTTCCAAAGGGGCTTCTGCTTTCCGAGCACCTTCGCCTCGGATGAGTACTATTAAAGGTCAGGCTACTGGTTTGAATCTGCCCGCAGCTGGCTAAGGAGGTACGTTATGTGTTTACCTCCTGCTGGTACTGGTAGTCAAGCTATGTCTGCGATGCGTAGTGCTAAACCTGCCGACGCTCGTAGAGCTCAAGGTTTTATGAACATGGCAGCCATTAGTGACCCTTCCTATGTTCGTAGTGTCTATGACAAGGAAGGATCTTCTGGCTTTGAAAGAACGTTTGGCGCTTATGATGGTGGTCCTCAAAACCCGTTTGGTGGAGCCGCCTATCGTCAACTCGCTAAAACACAAAATCGTGAGTTTGACCCCTCTGATTTGTACGGTGAAAAGGCTGCCGCTACTGCTAAAGAAGCAGCACTGAATGAGCGCCTTGCTGCTATAGAAAGGCAACAAGCAGACTATAACCGTAACCGAGCACGTCTTGGTACAATTTCTACTGGTCAAACTGCCAAAGTTAAAACACCCTCCACGGCTAATCGGACTCCAGTTCGACTTAAGCCTATCCGAACTTCACTTAAAACCAGCTACGGTACAAAACAGATTCCTTCTGCTATGTCCTCTAAAGCTGGTGTAAACGTTCCCAACTAATTAAATGGAAACCTCGTCTGCCGCTTCTAGATACGCTCGACTTGCCAGCGACAGAACGATCTTTCTCGACACTGCTAGGGACTGTGCGAAGTTAAGTCTTCCTTACCTCCTTACTCCTACGGGGGTAATCAATGGACAGAAGCTTCCCACACCCTGGCAGTCCATCGGTGCCAAAGGCGCGAACGTCATGGCCTCGAAGCTTATGCTTAGTCTGTTCCCTGTAACAGCTACGTTCTTTAAGCTTCAGATCAACGACGGTAAACTCGCCTCGGATCCAGATTTAGATGTTAAGATCAAATCAGAGATCGACCTGAGCCTCTCCAAAATGGAGCGGGTCATCATGCAACACATTGCCGAATCACAGGACCGAGTGGTCCTACACCAGGCAATGAAACATCTAATTGTAACCGGGAATGTCCTGGTTTACATGGGTTCGAGTGGTGTAAAACTGTACCCTCTTGACCGCTATGTGGTCTGCCGTGATGGAGATGGTCAGCCCACCGAGATCGTTACTGTTGAATCAATCAATCGTCAATTCCTACCTGAGGAATTTCAAAAACCAAAAAGTGGTATCAACAAAGTAGATGATAATACAGCTACGCCTTCTGTTGATGTAACTGTTGGTGAAGATGAAGCTGCTGTATACACTTGGGCTAAACTCCAAGATGGACAGTGGCGTTGGCGACAGGAAGTAGATGGTGAAATTATAGAAGATAGCTACGGCAAAGCTCCGAAAACTCAGACCCCTTGGCTGCCCCTGCGCTTTAACATCGTTGATGGTGAAGACTATGGACGTGGACGCATCGAAGAATACCTTGGCGACCTTAAGTCGCTTGAGGGACTCATGCAAGCTATGGTCGAAGGTTCCGCTGCTTCTGCTAAGGTGGTCTTTCTGGTATCTCCTTCTGCTACCGTCAAGCCTGCTAGTCTGGCAAAGGCCGGGAATGGCGCAATTATCCAAGGCCGCCCGGATGATGTATCCGTGGTCCAAGTCGGCAAACAAGCAGACTTTGGAACCGCGTATCAAATGATTACACAGCTTACTCAACGTTTGAGTGAAGCTTTTCTTATTCTTACTGTACGTCAATCAGAACGTACAACTGCCGAAGAAATTCGTGCAACACAACAAGAACTTAACGAACAGTTGGGTGGTATCTACGGTAACCTAACTACTGAACTACTCAACCCCTACTTGCAACGTAAACTCTTTGTGTTGCAACGTTCCAAAGTTCTGCCTAAACTTCCTAAGGGCGTGGTATTCCCCACCGTCATCGCAGGTATTGAAGGTGTTGGCCGTGGTCAAGACCGTGAGTCCCTGATGATGTTCCTTCAGACTGTGTCCCAGGCTCTTGGTCCTGAGGCAATGATGAAGTTTGTTGATCCTGAGGAAGCCATTAAACGCCTTGCAGCTGCTCAAGGTATTGACACAGTCAAGTTGGTTAAGACCGCTGACCAACGTCAACAAGAAGAGCAACAGCAAGCTCAGAAGATGAGCCAGGCTTCTATGATGAATCAGATGGGTCAGCTTGCTAAAGCACCTATCATGGATCCAGACAAGAACCCTGGTGTTCTAGATGCCGTTCAAAACACCGTCAATGGAATCAATGAAGCCGGGGCAGCCGAGCCCCCAGCCGTTTGAAGCACCTTCAGCTAGTCCTACTAGACTGAGCACTCGTAAAAAACCAGCAGGTAAACCGAGTGTCAAACAAAACAAAGTGAGGCCTGACCCCAAGAAAAAGGTAACGACACCTGGATTGGGTATGGTCTCTATTACCACTCATTAAATTATTTTACCGCTAACCTCTTATGGCTGAAATCACTTTTGATGGGAATGACCCCGCAGCAACGGAAGCTCGTCTTGCTGACGAAGCTCGTCTTGCTGAGCTTGGTGATAAGCTGATTGCCGAAGAAGAAGATCGCAATCGTGCAAAATATGAACAAGCCAGAAAGGACGAAGAGTCCGAGCTTAGGTATGCCGGTAAGTTCAAATCCGCTGAAGATTTGGAAAAGGCATACAAAGAACTGGAAAGCAAACTTGGAAAGAAAGAAGAACAAAGTACTGAGGACGACGACGCAGCGACTACTGAAGAACCAGTGGTCGATGAATCCGAAGCAATCTCAGACACTGCTAAGTTTATCCAAGAAGCGTCCTCAGAGTATTTCAGTAACAACAATCAGCTAACTCCTGACACAATCCAAAAGCTCAAGGAGATGCCTTCTGAGCAATTGATTGATGCTTACATGGAGCTGCAAAAGGATGCAACTATTCAGCAGACGGAATTGTCTCAGTCAGATGCTGATGCTATTCTTAGCTCTGTTGGAGGTGAAGACCTTTACAACGAAGCTCTAGGGTGGGCGGCTGATAATTTAAAACCTGATGAGGTTGCTGCTTTTGATAATGTAATCAACAGTGGTAATAAAGATGCTATTTTCTTTGCTGCTAATGCTTTGATTCAACGTTATCAAAACGATGTAGGCTTTGAAGGCAAGCGTGTGTCTGGCAAGTCTGTCAAGACTCAAACTGCCAAAGCCTTCCGTAGCCAAGCCGAACTGGCTCGTGCTATCAGTGATCCTCGGTATCGGAATGATCCTGCTTATCGTCTGGACATTCAAGACCGACTGGCTGCAAGCGGCGATCTTCTCTGAGGATCGTGGGGACTGCAATGTCCCCCATGCCTTTCGAGGGTGGGATAACCTCGTAAAAAACCCAGTCATGACTGGAGTATTGGCCCGCTGCGGCGGACACCCAATACAAAGGACAACCCCACAACTAAATAATTTTTCCCGGGACACTCTCAATCTATAAACTCTTCAACACTTTAGAAAAGTGACTGCAACTGTAACTCAACTTGGCGCCAGTAATGGTGGTGCCGATACTCAGGCTCTGTTCCTGAAACTGTTTACCGGAGAGGTCTATGAGGCCTTCCGTAATGCTACGATTGCTAAGGGCCTGGTGATGAACCGGACCCTCAAGAACGGCAACGAGGCCCAATTCATCCACACTGGACGCGTGAACGCTGGCTATCATACGCCTGGCACCGCGATCCTCGGCTCGGGTGATCCTAACGTGGCAGAGACCACCATCTCGATGGACGACCTGCTGGTTGCTTCTGCCTTCGTTGATAACCTCGACGAAGTTCTGGCACAATATGACATTCGTGGCCCCATCGCCCGTCAGATCGGCCAGAGCCTCGCAGAATTTTATGACCGCCGCATCTTCCGCGTGCTGGATCAAGCTGCTGAGACCGCTGCTGCCGTGACCGGTGAGCCTGGTGGTTTCGAAATCAACCTCGGTGCTAACAACGAGTACAACGCTCAGGCTCTGGTTGACGGCTTCTTCGAAGCTGCTGCCCGTCTGGACGAAGTCGCCGCCCCTCAAGAGGGTCGTGTGGCTGTGCTGTCTCCTCGTCAGTACTATGCTCTGATCAGCCAGGTTGACACCAACATCCTCAACCGCGATCTGGGCAACAACAGTGGTTCTCTGCAATCCGGTGAAGGTCTCTACGAGATCGCCGGTATCAAGATCTACAAGTCCAACAACATTCCTTTCCTGGAGCGTTATGGCTCCGCCGCTGGTGAGCAGATCGACGCTGCCGCTGTGGATGGTGAGAACAACGACTATGGTGTTCGCACTGACTTCACCAACTCCTGCGGTCTGATCTTCCACCGTGACGCTGCTGGTGTCGTTGAGGCTATT